AGCCTTTTTAGGGATGCCAGATTGGTGGTATAAGGCTTATATAGCTGCGTTTCCAGAAGAAGAGGGAATAGATAAGAAGGAATGCAATACAAAATTAAAGGCATTATTAAAGCGTAAGGTAGTACGTGAGACGATTATGGAGCAATTAAAAGATACACTTGAAAAAGTAGGAATGACAAAGGAGTGGTATTTCAAACAATTAAAGAAATTAATAGAGAAGGGGGATGAGAAAACACAACTTGAGGGGTTAAAATTTGCAGCCCCATTTTTGGGAGTCGGCTCCCAGAAGATAAGCTTAAAAGAGACTAAGACCATAGAATTAACTCAAGGGCAGTTGAAGGCTTTAAAAGAGATGAAGCGGAGTGCTTTGAAGGGCTCTTCAGTAGAGGAAGTAGATTACGAGGAAGTAGATAATGCAAACAAAGATTAATTTATCACCAGAAGACAGACAGAATGCTTATGAGCGGATGTTCTTTAATATTGGTGAGTTTGGTAAATTAGCTACTCCTCAGATAGCTTATAGAAATTATTGTTCTTTGCATGAACAGATTTTTGATATTTTATATAGAAAGCCAGAGCGGGCTGCAATAATTGCACCGAGAGGATTCAGTAAGACCAGCACAGCATCGACAATAGGGACTTTGCATGATATTGCCTTTGATTTAGAACGGTTTGTTATAATTATCAAGAAGACGGAGACACAGGCTATTAAAGATTTGCGGGCAATTAAGGCGGTGATGAAGTACGGAGAGCATTTTAAGTATTTCTTTGGGGAATATGATTTTGAGAAGGATACGGAGCACGAGATAATCATTAGACATCGTTCTACTGGTCATCGGATGTCGATATTGGCACTGGGTACTGGACAGGAGATTCGGGGGGCTATGTGGGAAAATGTACGGCCAACTAAGATATTGTTAGATGATTTTGAGTCGAGAAAGAATACAACCACAAGTGAGATGCGGGCGGAAAATAGGAAATGGTTTTCGGAGGATACTGAGCCAGCACTTCATACGGAGGGATCGTTGATTGCAATTGGAAATATTGTTCATTATGATACTATCTTGTGGAGTGTTAAACAGGCGTATGATAATGGGAACAGAGATTGGGAGGTAATATATCGTCAGGCAATTGAAAATGGGGAATCTATTTGGCCAGATATGTGGCCGTTGTCTAAATTGGAACGGGTGCGGAGAAGTTATGAGAATAGAGGATTGTTGGCAGCTTTTTATCAAGAATATATGAATATCCCCATTCCTGATGAACAGCGGGTATTTTTGGGGATAAAATATTTTGACGGTGAATTAAAGCAACAAGATGGATATTGGGTATTAGAAGAGGACGATAATGGTCGATTGGTGGACACTGCGGAGTAGTAGCTATGCACAGACCACTTTATGTATTTATAGGAGTAGACCCCTCGATGGGACATCCAGAGGGTGATGAAACTGGAATTATAGTATTAGGTGTGGACTGGCAAAAAAATAGGTATGTATTAGCTGCTATTTCGGGGTTATTTAAGCCCTCTGTTATTGTCCAGAAGTTATTTGAGCTTAATGATTATTGGAATCCCCAATTAATAGGTATAGAAGAAGTCGGGATGCAACAGATATTAGCAGATTGGATCTATGAGAAACAATTAGAAATGAATAAGTTCTTACCATTAGCCAGAAATAGAAAGGAACTTAGGCCAATAGGGAAGAAAGAAGACCGAATTTATGGACGACTTCAGCCACTTCAGGAATCTGGGAAATTATATATTAGACGTACTCAAACTAATTTAATTACTCAATTAATGAATTTTCCTAAAGGAAAGAGGCGAGATTTACTTGATGCTTTAGTTTATGCTGATAGCATAGCCTATTTCCCTAATAAACAATTAGAAAGAAATATTGCCAAAAAACGAGAGAGAAGATTTTTCGATTGGTTAACCCGTTGATTTAAAGGAACTTAAATTGGAACAGACAATAAGTCCAGAAGTTACAAAGATTGTTAATAAGTTCAGGAACTATAAGAGCTTGCGGGAAAAGTGGGCTGAACAGGCTGCCCAGGATTGGGATTTTGGGGTATTACTCAAGCAATGGACGAAAGATCAAGAAGAAGACCTTAAAGAGAGAGGACAAGCGCCATTAGTTATAGATCGGATTTCCCCTGCGATTGAGACTCAAAAAAGCATATTGATCGCCCGAGCCCCTGGATTTAGGGTTATCGGTAGAACCGATGATGATGTTCGCAAGGCGAAGATATTCTCTGACTTACTTAGCCATATTTATTATGTCAATGACGGAGACATGGTAGTCTCCGAAGTTGTTGAACATCAAATAGTTATGGGGGTAGGGTGGTTTTATGTTCGCTTTGATCCTTATGAATCTGACGGGGAAGGTGAGATAATATTAGAATCTGTTAATCCATTTGATGTTTTCCCTGATCCGCACTCAAGGAAATTGGATTGTCGGGATGCCGATTGTGTGTTTATTTCTAATATGCTGACGATAGATCAGGCTGTTAGGCTTGTACCTGACCGAGAGAAAGAAATTAGGGCACTTGTTAGTGATGAAGATAGTAATTATCCTGGAACTTTATTACATGCTGAAGAAGACCAGCAGGTTTGGGACGAAGTTATCGACCCAGATCGGAAAACTATTCGTTGGATTGAACAATATGAGCTTGTTTCTTTGCCATACTACCAAATAGCTGATCCAGAGACAGGTGAAGTTGAAACAGTTGATGAGGCAACGTTTAAGGAACTCCAGAAGTCGGAGACTAAATTTGAGCATAAAAAGATTTATCGCAAAAGGGTAAAGAAAACAGTTATTTGTGGGACTTTAAAAATAGGGACGGAGTATCTACCGACTTCGATTTATCCGCTTATTCCTGTGTTCTATTCCCATGCTGGTAATCCTTATGCTATTGGAGCTGTAAGGAAGGTGAGGGGATTACAGCAAGAGATAAATAAACGACGTTCTTTGATGATTGCACATGCCACTTCCAGCACTGTGCCTCATTTATTAATTGAGAAGGGCGTTGTTGATGATGTTGAGCAATTTGAAGTTGATAGGGCTCGGCCTGGAGGCGTAACTGAAGTCAATTCTATTGAGGGAATGAAGCCCCTTGAGCCTCAACCTCTCCCCACTGCTCTTTATCAACTTGAGATGGAGGCTAAATATGATATTGAGTATTTGTTAGGGACTTTTGCCCAGAGTATGGGTAGTGCCAGAGAAGCCCATCCGACGTTTAAAGGAACTCTGGCAATTGAAGAGTGGGGAAATCGGAGAGTAGCACTGCGAGGGAAGGCTTTAGAATATGCACTTAAAAGAGTGGGGAAGGTAATTATTGATTTTATTCAGGGTTATTACACAAGTCGGCGAATAATTAGAATTGTCAATCCTGACCAACAGGCTTTAGAAAAACCACGTTTTATTGGACTTAATATGCCTACGTACGATGAATTTACGGCTGAGGAAATTGAGAGAATTAACGATGTATCTGTTGGAGAATATGATGTAATTGTCGTTCCAGGGTCTATGCTGCCGTCTAATCGGTGGGCTGAATTGGAATATTATATGAAGATGCTGGAGATAGGAGCAATTGACAAAGTAGAGTTTTGGAAAAAGACCGATATTATAGATCGGGAAGGTTTAATAAAGCGATTTAGTGAATATAGTCAGTTGCAGCAGCAGGTGCAGGCTTTGGCAGAAGAAAATAAGATGTTGAAGAGTCAATATGAACAATTGCGGAGTAGGTTAATTGAAGCCCGAGAATCAAGAGATGTAGAGAAATTCAAGAGCACTCTAAAAGAAATGGAAGTTGAGGAGAAAAAGAAGTTTATAGATATATTACAAGGAATGAAACAGCAGGAAAAGGGAGAGTAACCATGGTAAAGAAGAAGAAGAAATGGATTCAGGGAGCTATTAAGAAACCTGGTTCTTTGACGGCTGCTGCGAAAAGAGCGGGAATGAGCATAGATGAATATTGTGCTCAGAAGAATATTAGGACAAAGACTAAACGGCGTTGCAATCTTCGTAAAAATTTAATAAGCCTTCCTAAGCGGGGGCGGAAAAGCAAAAAAAAATAATGAGGATTTAACATGGGCTATAATCGAAAAGGTGTACGTGATGGTACAGGCCCTTACAAAGGATCTTATATTCGGAAACAAGGTGGGAAAATAGGGCGTAGGCGTAAGGCAGGAAAGAAATGCCCTAAAAGGAGAAAGTAAGATGCCGTATTCTAATGTGCCTAAATCAAAGTGGCCAAAGATGGAGCGCTGTGTAAGGAAGTGTAGAACTCGCCAAGGTGGTAAGGCTAAGGGACGCTATAATTGTTATGCAGTATGCTACACATCAATTGTGGGGAAAAAGCGTAAGAGAAAGAAGAAAAAAAAGTAAAGAGGAATGAGTTATGGGAAGCTCAAAAAAGACTATGAAGTCTAAAAAGGGAACTGTTAATTTAACTCAAGCAAAGAGTCTAAAGCCTGAAGAACCAAAAACTCAAGAGTCTAAAATACCTCAATATGATTGGCTCGGAGTTCCTTTACAGTATGTTGAGACTAAGGTAACTGGTAAGATGTTCACTGAGCCTATTTGGGAAGAGCGGTATATGGAGGCACTGCATAAGGGTTATAAGATACATTCATTTAATATTAGTGGTGGATATATTTACTTCTTATTTGTAAAATGAACAAATTACCTGAAGTTCGTTGTAAAAAATGTAATGCCCTACTACTAAAAGGGCTTTTTAAGGGAGAGATAAAGTGTAGGAAGTGTGGTTATCTTAATAAGATAGATAACCTCAAGAATAAAGAAAAATAGAGCTCTTCGAGAGCCTTAATAAATAGAGCTATCCGATAGCCGATTCTTATTTGGCGCTTTTGCGTCATTTAGAATCGGCTTTTTTATTAATTCAATTGGGACACTCCTCTATATGAGGACTTCCAAAATTTGAAAGGAGAAATTATGGCACGCAGAGATTTTAGTGGAGTGAATGGGCCTCCCCCTGAAATGGGAGCACCCCAACAAGAAGAACAAACTGTTGAGTTGTTTGAGGAAGGTAATTCTGATCTTTCTTCAGCTGAGCCTGAACAGAATACAGAAGGAATCCAGGGGGCTGAGGGGGAAACAGAACAGGCAAAAGGAGCTGAAGAAACTCAGGAAACTGCCGAACCTCAAACAGATGATAACGAGCAAGTTCGTTATCAGTATTGGCAATCACAAGCCGATAAGGCTAAAGCCAAAATTGCGGAGCTCGAGCAACAGTTAGAGGAGATGAAGCCTCTAACTTACTTGCAAGAAGTTCTGCTAAATGATCCAGAGTTGTTATCAATTGTCAACAACCGATTAAGTAAGTCCGTGAAAACTCAGCAACAACAAGCGCCAATGGCTGCTCCTGTGCCGCCTCCAGACTTTGACCCGTTGGAAATGCATGATCCTAACACGCCGTCTGGAAGGTATTGGCAGCAAATGCAGGAGTATCAAGCTAATCTTGTCGAACAGAAACTTTCATCTTTGAAAGATGAGATACTTTCTCGTTTTGATGAGATTGAGCAAAAGCAAAAGAAGACGCTGGAACAAATTAAAGCTGAGAAGATCGAAGAAGATTTCTTGAGACGGCATCCAGAAGTTACTGATTTCGACCGTTTCAAGGAATGGGCAAAGACAGCGAGCAAGGAACTTACTGTTGATGATTGGTACAACTTCTATAAACAAAAGACTGGTGGTGGATTGGGTAAAAAGATAGCAGGAACAAAGAAACCACTTCCTTCTGTTACTGCTGTCTCAGCTCAATCTGCGACTGAGCAGTTAGATGAAAACCTTGACTTTAACGTAGGCCTCCTAAAGATTGGCACTCAACGGAAGTACTAAGTGCCAATATTAGGGGGATAAAAAATAAGGAGAGTAACAATGGCTTATGACAATGTAGGACAGAGGCTGCTTACAACTGGTGGAACCAGTGGAATACTCTATACGGATCGAAGAGACTTTTAGTAATAGGAGTCATTAAACTCAACTAATGGCGGGAAACTCTTGAAAAGATTCATTTACTTCTGAGGTAAAAACAATGAATACATCGAGACAATCCGCAGGCAAAGTAGCTCTTGATCAATTAAGTTGGTTGGGTGGATTTCTTGATAGTGATGGTTCGTTAGGAATTCATCCTAAACCAGAAAAGCGAACAGTGAGATACATTCCTGGAATATGGATAAATGGAATTTGTCCACAAACATTTATCCATATAGACAACCTTTTAAAGGAACATAAAATAGGACATTATCTCTATTGTCGCAGACCCCGAAGGGGGAAATTACAATATGTAATAAGAGTGCAAGGCATAAAAAGATGTAATACTTGTCTTCAAACAATTTTGCCGTTTATTGTTATCAAAAGAGAAGAAGCAAATCTTATGGCTGAATTTATTGATAGTCGTTTGTCTAAACCACATAATTCGCCGTATACAGAGCGAGAATTAGAGATTGTAGGTAAAATATCTGATTTAAAATCAGAAAGGCGGCCATTAGGGATGGATCGGAAAATTAATAAATTAGCGTGGCTTGCTGGATTTGTAGATGGAGATGGAAGTATAGGAATCTATCGTGACCATAAGCACAAATTACTTCCCCGATTATGTATTGGTACAACATCGCAGGCGACGTATGAATATTTAGGCGAATTATTAAATGGTTTAGGTCTTTCAGTCTCTAAAACATATAGAAAAGCTAAAGGGAAAGCTCCAGCTTACTATTCTGTATCGGCGGTTGGTAGTACAAGAATCAAGCCGTTTCTTACGGCATTATTACCCTATTTGATAACAAAACGGCAAGAGGCTCAGTTGACAAGTAAATTTATAGAATCAAGACAGCTTAATAAGCATCGACCTTACTCTAATACTGAACTTGCACTCGTGAAAAAGATTAAGACTATTAAACAAGAGCGAGAAGCCCCAACGACTATACGTTGAGCGCTGAGAAATCAGCGAAGAGATAGTCTGGACTCGTATGAAAATACGAGAGGCAAGCAGAAATGACTTGCCCGCCCGTTTTTAACGGGAGGTAACAGAGCGTATATTAAGCCGAAAACCGTATCGGAGTTATTCCCAACGGTTGCACCATTTACGACATTTGTGTCGAAATTAAAAGTTATCAGTACCCCAGACCCTGACTTCAAACTATTCGAACACCGCAGTCAATGGCTTGATGGGTTCAAATTCTATGCTGGGGGTACTGGTACGTGGTCAAGTGGGGTTATTTCCGACTTAACCGTAGAGAAAACCAAAGGTGGCAGTGATGATGTTAATTATTTGCGAGTTGGGTTGGTTTTAGAATTCCGTGATGCTGCTGATACTTCGGTAATTAATGCTGTTGGCGTTATTACCAAAGTAATTGACCAGCAAAGTATCAAGGTCAAAGCTCTTCAATCTTCGCCAACTAATATTGCTGATGGTGATGAGATTTACGTCATCGGTTCGGCAATGGGTGAAGGTAGCCGTAGCCCCGAGTCTGCACAAACAGAACTGGAAGTTGTGTGGAATTCATGCCAGACCCATAAGACTGCTGTTGAGATTTCTGAATCACTTCGTAGGGCTGCTTTAAGAGGTTACTCTAATGAGTTGGCATTTTTGAGAGCTGAGGCTATGAAAGAGCACAAGGTACAGATCGAACGTAGTTTACTTTTTGGTAAGCGTCGAAATGGCCAGAGTGCTCCAGCTAACACAGTTACAGATGAGGATTCTAAGCCAGTTCGTACAACTCTTGGTGCGATCACTGCTATTCGTGATTACGGAACTTCCGAAGAGAATTACTTCTCGGTTACCAAGGCGACTTATGATTACGATGCTTTTGTAGATGATATGGAAGCATTGTATCAGTATGTCAATATGGAAAGGGTTAAATATGGCTTCATCGGTAGTTCCGCATTGGCATTCTTCTCCAAGGCCACTGCTTCTGGTGGTTTCTTGTATAACAGCGGTTTAAAGTTGGAAGCCAATCCCGAAGCGACTAAACAGTTTGGAGTTGATGTTCGGACTTTGATCCATCCATTTGGACGTCTGGAATTAGTATGGAATCCCTTACTGCGTGGGCCTTATGCTGATACGATGTTGGTAGTAGACCCAGCTAATATTCAGTTAGTCCAATATCGTCCAACTGTTTATCAGACCAACATTCAAGAGAACGACCGTGATGGAATTAAAGAGCAATACCTATCCGATCTCGGTTTGGGTATGACTTTAATTGAAACTCACGGTTTGTTTGAATTCAAATAATAGGAAAATAGGGGATGTCTCCTAAATGGGGACGTCCCCATAAAATTAATTTAAGGAGAAATAGCTATGGCTTGGACTGGAACAACTGAAGGACATTATGGAGTCTATACTGAAACTCTTACTGTGGAAACTTCAGACGCAGCGGGACAAGATCTAACAAGTTCTGCGATTGATTTCATTCCTCCAGGAACAGACTTTGTTATATTAGCCAATACTGGTGCTACTAATCTGAGTTCTGATGCTGATGTTGCGATTAAGGTTGCTTCAACTTCTGATGGTACTTATGCGCTATTGAAAGATGATTTGATTACCAGTATTGATAATAAAGTCGCTGCTGCGTTTTATGATGTATCCGCTTATGGTGAAGCACCGTATTACAAGATATTCATTGACTCCGATGGTGTCCAGAAGAAAACTGATACAATAGGCCTCACTATTCTTGTGAGGAAGTAATGAAATCTCAATCATTTTTTGTGGGCCCGAGATGATTAGCGTTGTTGTTGTTGATAGTCGTGGGGATAGACATCCAGATTGGGTACAAACATGTTTAGATAGTGTCAAATCTCAGCCATTAGATATTGATTTGATTGTTATAAACAATCGGGCCCGCAAAAAAACCATTGGTCAATGCTTCAATGAGGCCGTAAGAAAAGCAAAGGGAGAATGGGTATTCTTTCTTGGAGATGATGATTATATCTCCAAAGACTATTTGTCCACTCTCACAAGCTATGTAGAAGATTTAGCTGATAGGCGGACACAGTGTATCACCACCTATATGATGGCATTAGATGATAAGACTGGATATTGTGCGCCTTTACAGCGACCTTGTACGGGGATGTGGCGGAGAGAATACCTGTTAAAGTATCCCTTTAATGAGAAGCTTAAAAGTGGCGTTGACCGTGAATATTTGGAAGAGGCAGTTAAACGTGGGGACAACGCTGTTGTTATTCCACATCATTATGGATACTATTATCGGAAGCATGACGATTACTCATGTGCTGGTAAAATCAAATTTACCGATAAAGGCGATATTTACATATTAGCTAAATATAGCAGTTTCATAGCACCAATAGCTCAGAGACTCCAACAGCAACATTCTGTGTTTTTAACATTAGACAGATTTGATGCCAGAGTTGCTGATCAAGCGAAAATAATCTGGTGTGAGTGGGCTGATGAGAATGCTATATTAGCGTCAAAATATAAGTGCAAAGCGAAGAAGATATTAAGGATTCATGCTTATGAGGTCTATGATAAGTATATTGATTATATAGACCTTAGGGCATTTGATAAGATTCTCTTTGTGGCGGATCACATAAAACGATATGCAGAGGACAAGTTCGGTAAATTAGAAAATGCAGTTGTTATTCCCAACGGAGTAGAGCTTAACAAATACAAAATAGTTAAGCATAATCGGAATAAAGATATAGCGTGGGCAGGTTATATTAGCAGGAAAAAGGGAGTTCAGCTTTTACTCTTTCTTGCTGCTCATCTTCCAGATTATAGATTTCATGTAGCTGGCAAATTTCAAGAAGCCGATATAGCTCAGTTTTTCCAGACAAAAAAGCCCGATAATGTAATTTTATATCCTTGGCAATATAATCTTGATAAATTCTTTGAGGGCAAGAGCTATATCTTAAATACTTCTGCAAGAGAAGGATGTCCAGTGACGGTTTTGGAAGGAATGGCTGCTGGTCTCAAACCATTGGTTTACGATTGGATAGGTGCTAATGAGATTTATGATAAGAGATGGATATGGCGGACATTAGATGATGTTAAGCGAATCTTAGCTGTCGAATGGCAGCCTGAGACATATAGAGAATGGGTAAAAACAAACCATAACTTTGAGGACATTTACGAAAGGATTAACAATGAAATTTTTAGCAAAGCGCTCACAGCGAATTGAGGGAATTGCATTTAGGCCAATGTATGAGACTAACGATCCTGCTGAAATCGAGAAGTTGAAAAAATCGGCATGGTTCAATACGAGATTCTGGGAAATTCCTGACGACATTGAAGATGTATCTGAGAATAATGTTAAGGAAGTTAAGAAAACAGATGATGTCGATTTATCACAACTGGACTGGATTCAACTGCGGAAATTGGCTAAAGAAAAAGGTGTTCAGTTAAAAACAACTATGAAACGTAATGATATTATCACAGCAATTAAGGAAATAGATAATGGCAACGAGATCTGAGCTTGAAGATCAGGTAGGTTATAAGCTTGGCTTAACTATTGATGCTAATAGTATCCCTTCTAATACTCAAGTGCAGCAATGGCTTAATGAAGGGCAATTGGATGTAGCAAGAAAAATACATCCCCAATTAGCTCCAGACTTGATTGAAGTTGAGAGTATTAATATCAACGCTGGTGATGAGACGTTTGCGTTATCGTCACTATCAAAGCCATTTATTAAGTTGATTGCCTGCCGTTATGCCGCAAGTGCTACTGATACCGACCGACCCTGTAAGATTGTCGATGCTTATTCACATAGTGCATTAGTCCGAGCAGGTGATTTCTTAAAACCTACCTCTGATGATCCTATTGTATCGGTTCAAAATGGAAATTTAGCTTTCTATCCTACTGCTGACGCAGTAGGTGGTGGAGACGCTGTGGTAACTTATTTACGTGAACCAGACACGCTGAGCGCAGATGGCACTGAATGTGAATTGCCAGCTTTTTTAGAAGATTTAGTAGTAGATTATGCCGTTATTCAGGCAAAGATACAAGATGAACAGTTCGATCAAGCGATGTTACTTTATAAGAATTATCTTATAAATATTGCAGTACTCAATCGACAAGCAACACAGAGGAGATTAGAAAATGTCTAATTTATCATCGATCACCAGAGCGACTTTGAGGGACGACCTTCGAGCTCGGCTTAATGAGGTTGCTCCTGATAAGTTTACCGATCCAGAGCTGAATCAATGGATTAATATCGCTCAGTTTGACGTCTTTGTGCGTCTTGTACCATTTATCGGTAGATGGTACGGAGAGCAATCAGCCAGTATTTCATTGACTGAAAGCATGGCTGGCTCAGTGACCGCTCACGATTTAAGTAGTCAGAATCCTGGAAAGCCAGCGGATATTTACAGACTGGATGCTGTGATTGGAGATACACAGGCGGATATTGAAGATAAGGTGATCCCTATTGTGGAAACTCTGGGAGAAGTTTATGCTGTTAAAGGTAATTCCAATTACGATTACGCCTGTTGTTTCTGGGGTGAGAAGTTATATACCTATTTTAGTTCCAGTCTATCCTTGAGCCAGGGCGTCCTTCACATGTACTACTTACGGAAACCTGATGAGCTGACCAGTGATTCGGATACTATGGATTTACCTGATGAATATGCTGATTTAGTAATTATGACAGCGTTATCAAAGGCATTAGGTAAATTACGACTTATGACTCCGAAAGAAGATATTGATAGGGATATTTCGGCACGAATAAGGGATATAGAGCGGTCATTTGGAGTTGAAACCCAGATGATGCAGATAGAAGAACAGGCTGGAATCCAAACACCAAGAGTAAGATAAAATGACATTAAAAGAATTACGAGATGAGATTCGGTCTTTTTGTAAAGATTTAGGACAAGACCGTTACCAAGCCCCCCATCTCAATCGACTCATAAATATAGCCAAAGACGAGTTCTGTGAGGATACGTTGATTCTTTTGGGCTATAAAGAAGTAACTACCACGGCGGGGAAAGAACGTTACGATCTTGCCGATGATTGCATTGCAGTCCGTCGAGTCGAATGGGATTCGAGCGGTGGAACTGGGTCTGATTTTGATGGCGTACAGATAGGTAGAGTGCGGTCAGATATGTTGGAACATGTAAAGGAGAGTTAATATGTCTACAAGCACAAGTGAGTATTATTATTACATTTCGGCGGATAAGATTGGGCTTGTTGTAGTAACAAGTGATGGGGCAGTAAATCCTGTTGATGTTGCTGGGACACTCCGTTACCACTATTACAAACGAGATTCAGACCTCTCCGATGATAGTGATTCTCCGTCGTGGAATTCTGCCTATCATTATGCGTTGGTTCATAAAGTACTTTCCTATATCTTTGCTCAAGAGGGCGATACAACCAAATCTTTGTACCATAATTCACGGTATGAAGATTTTGTAAAGAGGGCGAGGAGAAGCAAGATAGGAGGCCCGAAACGAATAGTACAGTGGGATTATTAACAAAAGCAAAGGAGAAGCTATGTTCTGGAAAATCTTTTCTAAGTTGGGATTTGTGGCGATTATGTTGGGATTGTTGTGGATAGTTAGTACTGATAATCCTGAAGCTCAGCACATGCTTCGGCGGGTAGGAAATGTAGCTTATATTGACACTTTAGAAGGAGCAAATGCAAGAGTAACGAGGGATTTCTATTTCAATAGTGGCAATTCCCGCACATCGCCTACCAAATATGATGGATATTCATCTGTTAAAGTAAAGGTAGATAGCTTGCATGCCACAGATAGCGATAGTTTAACCATTTTATTGTACAAATTAGACCTTGACGGGGTAGCCAGTGAAGATTCGACGGTAGTGGTGAGTTTATGGGATTGGACAGATGGCAAAATAAAATGGTATAGATTAGACAATTTAAGTGGCTATACTGTCCATCCCGGCATTAGATTAGTATGGAAAAGTGAGAATGCTGCCGCAGATACCTTTTCAGTAACAAGCGAAGTTTGGTTTCATTAAGACATTGTGGATAGTCAACATGCTGCGAAATCCCAGAAATCCCAGGAAATTATATCGGATAACGGATTTTAGTGGAGGAATTAATACTGAAACCGATCCTACTAATTTAGCGCCAAATGAAGGGTTAGTTTATCAAAATGTCCGACCTAAAGAAGGAAGATTAGTCAATCGGGAGGGAGTTGCTCAAATTACTTCCCATTCTAATAATACTTGTAAAGGCTGTGTTGATTTTTTTGATATAGATGATAATTGGCGGATACTCACTACATATACAAGTGGAAGTGATACAAAAGCTAAAATAGGGTATGGCAGTCTTACAAGCTTTAGCTGGGATGGTGCTGAGGAAACTTTATGGAGTTCTTTGACAACTGATACACCCAGTTTTTTGGTCGAGTCTGGGAATGTTAGAATAGGCGGCAGCCATTCTAAAGAAACCAAAATATATTATAACTTTGATAATAAGAAAAGATTCAATAATAGCGGTAATTATACCTTAGATGGGGTAGTATTCACTAATGCAAAAATTCAGCATCCTATTCTTGACTATGGAGATACTACTCCTGATGGTGAATATGAGCTGGGATTTAGTTATAGCATTTCGGCAGGAAGTGGGGAATTAAGTAGCGGAGATACAGTACAATATGGTTTTACATTTGAATATGATGGTTCTCCTACTGGTGAAGGAACTGGACAGGAAAGCTTATTATCGGTCAGTGATAAAGTAATTACTGCTACTGCTGATAATGATAAAATTCAATTGGAACTGAATGTTCTTGCAGGTACGGCGGCTGGTAGGCCTTATGATGGAATTAATGAGAGAATTTCGGCTATTAATATCTATCGGAGTTTAAATGGCGGAGACTTTTATTTTTGGAAGCGGGTGGATATAAACACAGGAATAACGGACGATAGTGATACAACTCGGAATTGGAGTGAACAAGGTCTTGATCCCTATTATATGCAAATAAGTCCAATACATGATTATGGAGCGGTTTTAACTGAATCTTATTCGGCGAGAACAGGCTATGAATTATATAATACCTATGCTAACGGAGGTGATCCCGATCCTGTTGTTGGTGATGAACATGATTTAGAGATTAAATGGAAAACAGCAATCATTGCCCAGGGGCATTGCATTTGTGGCAATGTTAAAAAGATGGGCACTGTTTACAATGATAGATTATATATATCCCCAGCGGGCTGGTTTGATTGCTTTCCTGAAGATAGATATGTTGAATTAGGCACTGGTGATGGTGATGCTATTGTTGCCCTTGCCCAGTTAGGAACTCGGGTAGTTGTCTTTAAATCCAATCATACTTATTTATATAATATTTCCTCAGCTAACGAATTAAATTGGTTTAAAGAACGAACCTACCCAATGGGAGCAAACAGCGTCAATGCCATCGCCCAATGTCCTTACGGTGTCTTGTTTGCTAATAATAAAGGAGCGTGGTTATTGGCTCTTGATGGGACTTTGACTGAATTAAGTAGAAAGGTAAGAGATGAGTTTATAGCATTTGAGGATGGGAATACTTTATATAGTATATATGATCCATTATATGATGAGTATTTTATATGTAACGACAATTATGCAGCGGATATTACTGCGAATCGTGCTATTTCTGGTACTTGTATATGTCATGTTAGAACAGGAACAATAACAAGTCGGGCAGATAGTTATTTAATTGATCTTCTTGGTCAATATAAAGTACTTAATTATTTTCATGGGCCTAAAAAAGAAATCTGTTTTGTAATTAATGATTCGACTGACTCGAAGCATAAATTTTTCTATCATACAGGCTCAGGAACAAGTGGTTTAACCAGTGCTGCTCAAGCACTTTATACAGGACATTTAACTTTAGATGGGTCACTTGATACATATAAACGAACAAAATATTTATACCTTACTGCTAAAAATGATGGAAAAGAATTATATGTAAGAATTTCTAAAGATGGGGAGTCACCTATAACGGTGAAAACAATATCTTCTACATCTTCGTTAACAAGAACGAAAATAGCTATACCTTACACATTGCGGACGATACAGGTTCAAGTATATACACTATATACTCCTATTGACTTTGAACTTCGGGAGATAGCCATAGAGTATTTTCAGAAGAGGGCTAAATAGTAATGGATCGTGAGTTAGCAATCCTTCGGGATTTGACAATAGAACGGCCAAAGAAGATAATGAGGCGCTTTCCTACGGCCAAAGAAGGGCGAATAGGCGATCCTGTTATTTCATATGTAGATGGTTATTATTATTGGTGTATTAAGACTGATACGGAGTGGTATGCAATCCCAATTGGTGATCTTGACGGAAATTTATCTATCAAACGGAGGTTAACCGCAAATCAATTATACAGTGCTGAAGTAAACACTGATATTGCTTACGTTACCAATAAACTCGGCATAAATGTTCCAAACCCGAGTTTTCCGCTTTCAAGCAAGGGCGATGTACGGATTTATAACAGTAGCGATGAGAATATACTTGTTGTACAGGCAGACTATAATGCTGTTAACGTAAACGTTGTTTGTCCCCAACCCGATACTTATACATTTGTAGTACAAATTGGGAGTGGTAAAAAAGCAAAATTCAGTGGGGGGCCAACACTTGTAGATAAGCTTGTTGTTAATTATGCTTCAGAAAACTATTTAGTCAATATCAAGTCAGGATCAAGTCAAGTAGCGATTGAACCACCTGCTTTAAGAATCCACACAACTGAAGAAGATGCAGCAGGTCCCTATTATCCTGCTAAAATTGTCCATACTCCCTCGACTTCGAGGAGAAATAATAAACTTGAGTTTTATGTAAGCAACGGAAATTATGGTGGAGCAACTGAGGCGGATCGTCAAGAGTTAGCTATGTGGTTAAGGGGTGATGGAAATGCTCTTTTGAAATCCAATCAGCCCCTTGAAGATATTTTCCCAGTATTTTTTGCTTGTCCTGGAAAGAATGAACGAATACATGATAAGAGCACCTATTACGTAACAGATACCGCTGCCACATATGACACAGCATTTCGATTTGTGAGTGGCTGGACAGGTAGGACGAACTTAATAGGAACTTCTTACGGTTTTCCGCATCGTTTTCGCAAGTATCACATGTATGCCCGTGTTAGGATGGAGAGTGGCGCTACTGGATTCGTTATGGGTATTTACAACAGTACTGATGGAACTTATCCTTTAGCAGATAATGATTTTACCAGCTCTGTTACAACGACATATAAGACGATATATGTAGGTAGTTTTGAGGCGGATTGGGATGATGATGATAATGTTTATATATTTATGGGGAAGGCAGGTCAGACGGGGTATAAATATGTAGATTATATATTGATAGTTCCTGATGAATTAACTGGGGGAACTTATGTTACTGATAATGATGGTAACCGTAAAGCCTCTGGAGACCTTGACCAGGATGGCCACCGAATTAAGGGACAGAAAGGTGGACAATTTACTCTTTCAATACCACAAACATCAATAGGGGGAACTTCAACTATAACATTCTATGATTTTGTTGTGCCCAGTGGTAAAACTTTATATATACGGGCAATTGGATCAACATGGCAGCCATCAGCAACATATATGACAATAAAAGTTCGGAATGTTACCGATTCGGTGGATGTGTGTTCTACCACAGATTATTATCTTGAGACAGGCTGGACGGTAGCTGGTGGTAAACGTGTTCAAGTACAGATCACAAGTTCAGCACCAGGAACAAGCACATGCGCAGGATTTTGTATATGTGAAATTTATTAATCTAATAGGAGTAAGTTATGCCTAACGGAGAACCAATATTCGACCCAACGCCAATAACAATAGGGATTGGTGGTGAAGGGCCAATTGAAAGCCCCTACAAGAGACTTACGCCTCCACGTCAGATTCCAGTATCTACTCCCCCAAAGTCAACAACGAGTTCGGTTTATCAACGACGGCTTCAGGAGTTCATAAAGTTACGTAGTCTTATAGCCAATCAATTGCAGGACTTGGCACGTAGTTTTCTGGAGTTACAATATCAACGGCGAGGGGTAGAGCAGAAACAGGCTACTGCTATGGCTCATAGACGATTGGCGGAGTTGAGGAAAAAGTTCGAGTTGCAGAAACGGATGGGAGAAAAGAGATTAAAATGGGCGGAGGAGGATATTCCCAGTTGGTTAGAGATTTTGGGGGAAGGTTTAATGAACTTTGCTGGAAGCTATGCTACGAAACGAGGAATAGAAAGTGCGCAGAAAGATTGGTTGGATTGGTTGAGGAGTCTTAATGTTCCAGAGCCAGCGGAGATGCCGTCGGGGCCAAGAGATTGGTATGCATAAAAGGAGAATAGGAAATGGGGTACTTATCTTATAGTTATGATATTTTTGGTACAGATAGCGATAGAAGAAGAGGGTCGAATGGGTCTCGGGAGCGCAAACCCCCAGGCGAGAGACAACCTGGCAATGTTGATCATGGCAATGGTGATTTTGGGAATGGCGGGGGGAGAGATTTTGATAGAAGAGATTTTGGTGATGGGGGACGTTCTCGGGAACGCAAGCCTCCAGGCACGCCTTATCAAATAAATATTCCTGATTGGTTAAGTACAATGGCCGAGGAGGGGTATAGCAGAGAATGGGAGCGGGCACATTATGCTCTTGGCGGTGAACCGTTATCTACTCAAGCCGCTGTTGCACAGCGTAGATTAGGTGGTTTGCAATATCGTACTGGAGTGAGTAAAAGTGGTTTTGTTGCTCGCCGTATGCGGGAGATACAATTCGAGAAACAGAAAGCATTGGCTAAATTAAACCAAGCAATAGCAGAGCAAGACGAAGAAGCGAAATTAAGAGCAATAGATACATTAAATAGCATAAAGCAAGAGAATGAAAGATTAAAAGAACAGTGGGATTTAATGACTGCGCAGGAGAGATTAGCCGCTCAACAAAGAGCTACTATGTGGGAACAGTTTTTAGAACAGCGCAGGATTCAACAAAAAGCAGAGGAACGGGAGTGGTGGCAAAGTCTGATTAGTAGTGGGGCTAAAATATTACCTTTTTTATTATAGAGAATTTGTTTTAACTAAGGTATAAAGGAGAATTCCGATGGCGATTTCCAGAGGGGCAAGACAAGTCATAGGAACGGGGTTAGAGAATTTGGCTAATGCGTTGCTGACAATAAGAAAGATGCAATTCCAGCTTGCAGTACAGAAGGCAGAGCATGCTGCTCGGCAGGCGGAGAAGATGGAAGAGAGAAGTTGGTTGGAAAGGAAAGAACGGGAACGGCGAGCTGAAGAGCTGAGAAATATGCTGATTAAATTAGGAAAGTGGACTAAAGAATTACAGGGAGCGTCAGTACCAGAATTAGAATCTACTTTAGGGGAAGCTGTTAAAGCACAACGAGAGGAAGCCAAAGATTGGCTACAGCAACAATGGAAAGCAGCGGAAAGCGGTGGTGCTTATACAAGGTCTGAATGGCTTCGGGGAGAATTAGAGAGACGAGCAAGGGGTATTACCCAACAACCAATACCAGCTACGGCTATTACACCAATACCCAGCGGTGGTAGAGGTGGAGCATCTTCAACATCTCCCAGTAAAACATTAGGTGGGGAAACGGCTTCACAGATACGGACAGGGATTACAACTACTACGCCGAAGATGGATCCGTTTCGGAGAGATGAGGGACGATGGGAATATCCTGATGCTGAAATGGAAGCCTTGCATAAAGAATACCTCCTAAAGCATAAACTTTTCCAGATGGGTATTAGAGATAAGGATTTGCAAAAAAAGAAGATAGATTTCATTAGTTTAAAGAAAGCTCTCTCTATTCTGTTGGATAAGGGTTATACTTTAAATGAGGCAGTTAAGTATTTAGGATTAAAAGAATAAATGAATGAATTACTTAAAATAGCACAGCAAGCTCCTGTTAAAAAACAAGCTACGCAAGCCCAGGACTTAATGGCAATTGCTGCAAGTGCCCCGCCTAAAACTGCCGCTGGGGAAATGGGTTTGATGGCACTCGCTGCGGCAGCTCCATCTAAAAAACCCCAAAGAAGAAGTTACGGAGTAGGAGCTTATTATGGGAAACCCGATTGGACAAAACGTGCTCTTGCTGTACCTAAAGGTGCAGCTTATACTATTTTATCTCTCCCGCAAGTTGCTGGTAGTTTAGCACAAGAGTTTGGGGAACGGATGGGAGAAAAGCCAGATTTTTGGAAATGGGCGCTGACCGATCCACTCACTCAATCTCAATTAATAGCGAAATATACATTACGCTCAACCGCTAAAAAAACAGGTGCAGATAGAGTAGTAGTTCAAAAAGCAAAAAAGATAATAAAAGGAAATCAACAATTTTTAAAGGAGACTAAATTAACTCCAACAGGGCGAGACCCCGTAGAGAATTTCTTATTCAATCTTGGTTCAGGCGTTGCGTCGCTGGCGGCAGCTATTGGTTTAACTTATTTAACCAGAAATCCCAGAGCTGCAGCAGTGGCGTTTGGAGCTCTTCAAAAAGCTCAGCTATACCAGCAGGCACGTGAGGCTGGGGTAGCTCCTAAAAAAGCCAGTCAATTAAGTACATTAGGCGGTTTAGCTGAGGGTGCTTTAGAGTATCTTGGTTTAGATATTTTATTTGGGCGTCGTTTTGGTAATCGGATAGTAAATGCTGCTTTAAAAGGCGGTACAGAAGGGCTTCAGGAATGGTCACAACAATTTGCTCAAAATATAATTACTAAAATAGGATGGGATAAAAGTCTAAATCTATTACAAGGCACATGGCAAGCGGGGGGGATTGGTATTATTTTAGGTGTCCCAGCAGCTACGTTAGTTAATTGGATACAAGAAGCTCCTGAGGTTGCACAACGATTGCATGAAGCTGGAATTGATCCATTTAGCCAACAGGGTGAGCGTCTAATAAAAACTGTGGTAGAAGCACAAGGAAAGAAAGTAGCAACTGAAGTTGAAAAAATAAGCAAGGAGATTCAAAAAGAACCAGAGGGGGTAATTCCAATAGAAGAAACTACTGCTGCTATGGTGGGGGAAATAGCCTCTAACTTCCCCAGAGTTGAAGGTTGGGCAGAAGATCAAGCAAAGGTAGCATGGCGTAAACATCTAAAAATGAGAGCTAAAGGTTTAAAAATTTCCTTTAAAGAATATGAAGAACTGAAGCAATCAGTTTTAAAAGAACAGCTCAAAACAGCGAAAAAAGTTGAACCTGAGATTGGCAAGAATATGGAAGAAGAGGCAGCAGTCAATCGGGTAATTGAGCAATCTAAACAAGCAGGAGTACCTTTAGATAAACTTTATGGCGGGCCTACATCTACGGAAGATATATTAATTACTGGACGTAAAGTCCATCAGGGAATAAGTAAAATATTTGATAAGTATGGTAGATTAGATGATAAGAGACGCCGTATCTTTACTCGGTTTGAGAACAAGGTGGTTTTTAGTGGCGTCGATGCAATGCAAATATATAAAAATAGTCCCTGGATTAAACTCAGTAGAGAACAGAGGCGGAAATTACATTTTCACAGAGAGTACCCCACCAAAGAAGAATTTGCCCCCAAGACTGATGCCGAAAAAGAGGCGGCAGCTTTTGAAGAGGATATGAATAAATTCATCTTGAAGACAGATAAAGAAAAAGGGGTAGAATATGAGAAATTCCCAGATGCTTTGTTGGCCAGATTAGATTCTGAGATAAAAAGAGAACAGAAATATATTGAGAAGCTAACTCAAAAGAAAGCGATTGAGAAACATCGGCAAAAGTTAGAGAAATTAATAGCTACTCGTAATACAGTAAAGGACATGGGATATATACATCGGACTTATGTTCTTACTGAAGATGCTCTTGATAAGGTAGTGAAATTATTCCAACGGAGGACTTTAAAAGAAAAATTATCTAAACGCCCAACTGGATTTGTGGGAAGAAAATTCGTTACCCCAGAAGAAGCAATAGAATGGGCAAATAAGCATGGTCTTGAGTTATCCACTGACCCATTAGTAAACTCTTCACGGAGATTAATGCTCAGTATGAAAAAATGGGCGATTTCAGATTTTCTGAAGAGCGTGCGTAACGATCCTGGATTAGTACATCCTGCCCATACTCAAGATAATCCAGCCCCAAAAGATTGGGTAGAAATACAAGGCTTCAATTGGCAGAAAATATTAGGTAAGGAGTTCACAAATCCCCGATTTGAACCCAGTTTTGCTGATGCCATTAATGAATACATCTCAGGCTCGTCACGGGCTGGGCCAGTATTACGAGCATGGCGGAAATTATTATTCGTCACCAAAACATTAGTGTTTTACAATCCTCTCCGATTAGGTCTTAATGATATTGAACAAAGTCTTTTGGCTGGGGTTTATAGCCCTACAAGAAAAGGAGCGCTTAAAAGACCGTGGAGATTATTGCCATTTGGTAATGCTGTTGAGCATATTCCTAAGGCAGTTAATATATTGGTAAATAAGGGCGACTTTTATAGAGAGATGCGGGATTTAGGGTTGTTTAGTAATCCTACGTTTGAACAGCAAAATATAGTAAAGACAATGCAGGAGTTTGCAAAAGGATTGGATGCTACTGAGCCCAATCTGGCTAAGATATGGCGTAAATATATGAAGCCCGTCTCAGTGGATTTATTTAAAAATATTCGCAAAACAGCCTGGACTTTTGACGAATTCCAACGAGTATTGGGCGTTACAACTTTAATGGAAAGGGGATTGTCTTTAGAGGATGCTGTGGATAGAGTGAAATTATTTTTAGCTGATTATAGTAGAATTCCAAATAGAACAGCAAGGGGGATGGCTGATTTCTTTTTAGTACCTCGTTATCGAATAAGTATGTTGCGGTTATGGGGGCACTTGTTACGGCATCCAGTAAAAGAAAGAGAGAGTTTGGCTATTTATTTATTGACTAAGCTATTTCTAAAGTCACTTGGTTATATAACTGGAGGAGCGTGGGTATATACACAATTTTATCGGGTTGCTCATCGGAAAGAAGGGGGAAAAGAAGATGTAATTACCCTGCCTGGTCCTGTTTTTGAATTAGAGAAATGGATGGGACGGCCACTATTGCGGACATTGATTATAAACTTAAATGTTCCTATAAGTGCCTTAATTGCGTTGTATGAAAATAGAGATTGGCGAGGTAAAGAAATCTATGATAAAAATGCTTCAGATCCCGTAAAGCGTAGCCAGATGTTTGCATTTCTATTACGCACATTAGCAGCCCCTTGGGGAGCGTATAAATACACAATAGGAGAGCAAAAATATGAACAACCGCCAGAAGCGAAGGTAATGTATCATTTAGGACTTTATAAATATACTCGCAAAGAGCCGCTGGATAGACAAACATTAGCTATGATAAAGATGCTTAAGGCACGATCTGATTGTGCAGCAAAGTTATTGTATGAACCATTAACAAAAAAAGGTAGAGATGAGGTATTGGATAATTATTGGCGAAATATTGAATATTGGCAAGAATTTTCGGGTAGAAAAGAGAGTTGGTTTATTAAAGGTATTGAATTATGGGCAGGTGATTTGCCAACAGGTAGAATACCTATCTTGTCATTAAAATAAGAAAGGAGAATACGATGAAGAGACTAACATTAACAACCTTGTTATTCTTAATCCCATTATTGGGATGGGCGCAATTTGGTGGGCCTGATATTTATACCGCTCCCCATCTCACCGAGATCGGCTATTCTGGGGTTGGGGTGAAGTTGATGATTTACAATTCCATCAAGTTAGAAAATACTACTCATGCCAATTTAACAGGCATAATTTACAAGAGTGATGATCCTTTTATTTCAGACTTCAACTATGGGAATAATGGTACGGTAACTACCAGTGGGAAAAATCTATTTATAGGTGTTCATGCTGGTAATTTGACAATGGGATCAACAGCGACTGAGACATATCATGCGAGCTATAATACCCTTATTGGATATGATGCAGGTCGCTCTAATACCACAGGGCATTCTAACACTTTCGTTGGGGTAAACGTTGGTTATTATAATACTACTGGGTATAATAATAGTTTCTTGGGGGTTAGTGCTGGAATCTCAAATACAGAGGGACATTCTAACACTTTCATTGGGTATGATGCAGGTCGTTCTAACAATACAGGTTATTATAACGCTTTTTTTGGCATGAATGCGGGTCGTTCTAATACCACAGGTAATTCTAATACTTTTATAGGGAAAGATGCGGGTCGTTCTAATACCACAGGTTCTTCTAATACTGCTGTGGGATACTCAGCTGGCCGATATTTGGCTGATGGCTCAACTCCAGCTCAGGAGCTATCTCAGTCTGTTTTTCTTGGCACGAATACAAAAGCGAATGGTAATACTGATGCGAATGAAATTGTGATTGGCTATAATGCTGTTGGAGCAGGAAGTAATAGCGTTGTTTTGGGGAATGATGATATTACTAAAACGCTTCTAAAGGGTAATGTCAGTATTGATGCAACAAGCACCACCAGCAAGCTTGCCGTTAATGGCGGACGAGTTACGATTGATGTTGATGGCACTTTTACTGAAGGCGATCATCATCTTGAAATTAAAAATGGAGCTACTTATTCTGAACTTGATGCTGGAGAGGCACAGTTTACCACTTCGAGTTCAAAGAAGATAAAAGAGAATATTAAGCCTGTGAGAAGTAAAATCAATCTGGCAATGATAGATTCAGTTAAGGCGGTAGAGTTTAATTTTAGATTTGACAAGATTGTGCAGCAGTTCGATCCTGGAAAGATTGCTGGCTGGGACACGTTGACTGTGGCTCAGCGGGATAAAATCAGACTTGCTTGGATTAAAAAGGAAGTGGCACGGGCGCAGAAGGAAGCAAATAAAAAGCACGTAGGATTGATAGCGGAGGATTTTGGAAAGATTCTGGGTAGAAAGAATGCGGAGAAAATAAATTGGAATGAAGTGATGATGGTAATGTGGGAAGCGATAAGAGACCTCCGTCACAGAGTGGCAGTATTGGAGAAAGAAGTTGCAGAGTTGAAACAAAAGAAATGAGTAGTAAGATGGTTACCGTGAAGGACAAAATACAGCACTTTATTCTATGTTTTTTAGTGACGCTGGCTCTGGGATGGCAAATAGGCACGACTATGGCATTAACGATAGAGGGCACACAAGCTGAGGCATTCTATCGACACTATGGCTCACTGAAATATTACTGGTGGAAAGATACAGTAGCCGATTTAATAGCAGATGGTTTAGGAATCTTAACAGGAGTTATTATCAAGGGAATACTGTGATGGAAAAGGAACTGCACACTGAATTGGAATACATCAAAAAAGATATTCAGCTACTCCATAAAAAAGTGGATAAGCTAAATCAGAAGCTTTTTGAGAACGGCCTGGTTCTTGAAGTTCACGATAACACGCAGTTTCGCAAAGGATTTAATAAATGGCTTGTAGCTATCTGGGGCGCTATCCTGGGGCTGGCAAGTAGAATAATCTATTCTGCTTTTAGTGGTTCTCATTAAAGTAAATCTACTTATTAAAGGACTGCTTGAAATGAAACTCAAAAAAGGCGTGAATATCAAGCAACTTAACCCCTTTCTTAAGGATAAGCTTGATGAGCTGGATAATATTTATAAGAAGTATGGCGCTGAGCTCTGGATAACCAGCGGGAACGATTCTATTCATTGGGGCAGTACAAAGAAACCCAAAAACTGGCGGGAGCTAAGTGAAGAAGAAGTTCGCAAGATTAGTAATTCTAAACACTACTTAAACAGCGCCATTGATATTCGGATTTGGAACATTCCCAAGAAGGATTTTGAAGAGTGGCTGCAAGATGTATATGAGCTGTTTCCTTCTCAAATGTACGATGTAGTGAAAGAAAAAAACCATGTGCATATTGAATTTGACCCCAAAATAGAATTACACGAACAACCTCATTTACGCATACCCGAACCTCCCGAAGTAGTTTTAAAAGAAGAGAAAACAATGAACTTACCAAAACTGGAGTTAAAGATGAAGTGGTACAAACGCAATGGTGTTAAAAGAATTGCGGGTGCTGTGTTACTTATTACTGGTGGTATTTTATCTCTAAATCCCCCTACCGCAGCAATTGGCCAGGGATTAATAATCCTGGGTGGTGGTGTTGGAGCTGTTGGCCTGGGGCACGCTGCTGTGAAAGCCCGCAAATCTCCCAAGCGAACCTGGGTGGATATTATACTTGAAATCTTGAGCTTGATTTTGAACAAAATGAAGGCACAGAAGAAATGACGATTGAACAGATTTTTACGAGAGACGCTGTCGTAAAACAGATACTTGATTTTGTAGCTGATAAAGATGATGAAGTATTTACTCTTGCAGAGCTTGTTGATTACTTGAATTTAGATACATTAGCAGAAAAAGACAAACGACGCCTACGCCGAGAGATACCAAATACAAATAAATACAAGCTACAAAATCGGAGGTTATGGTTCTTTGGGAGTGAAACTGCAATAAGAAAAATGAAAGAGTTAGATGAAGCTTATAGAACTTGAAAAAGATTTACCGCTCTTTAAAAAAATAAAACCAATTCCCCGACGCTTTGATGATATTAAAGATAAAATTGTCTTTTCTCCAGCAGAAAGCGACTATCGGATTCTGAATTTTCAAGACCTACATGCTCCTTACATCCAGGGCGAACTACTCCAGGAGGCTATTGAGCTTGAACTTAAAAAGACGCACCTTCCGCCTATTACATATATCATTGTCGGCGCTGACCTTAATCAATTCGACGAATTTAGCTTTTTCCTGCGTTGGCGGAAATCGGAGTTATTGGAAGCTATTACTCAATCAAAAAAAGTGCTGGAGTTATTGTCAAAGCACTGGAGGATATTTGTGCTGACAGGTAACCATGACTTGCGGCCTGAAAAATATCTACGACGCTTATTGCCTATCGACCTTGTAGATGATATTATGGCGGTGGGCTCGTTTTTAGAATGGTCGATAAATGGCCTCAGCAATATCACCAGAATTCCTTTCCATGTGTTCAAGATGGATGATGCTACATTCTGCCATTTTGAAAAGGCAAGTGTTATCCATGGGCGCACCTCCACCTGGGCGGCGGATCATGTGATGAGTTTGGAGAGATATAAAGAGCTTGAAGGCCAGCCAAGCCGCTGCGTTATTCAAGGACATAATCATCGAGTTACGGGTGGGATAATGTACAAGGGAATATGGACGATTGAGACTGGCTGCTTGTGCCCAAATTTGGATTATACTTTATTGCAAACAAACGCCCATTCCCGTTATGAGATGTTCCAACATGGATACGCAACTATAAGCATAGTAAACCATCAAGTAGATGTAACAGAATCACGGGGGGTTTGTTTGGATAAATTTTGATATTAAGAATTTTATTTCTTATAGTGAATTAAACACTTATTATTAGTGTTTACTTTGGTGTATAAGATTGAGAATGTAGATAATAGATTTCAGAGCCTCAGTAGATTATGCTGGGGCTTTTCTATTTGTGCGGGAATATAGCCAATTTTCTAACTAAATTGCACTAAGTTGCTATTTTCTTAAAGTAAATGCATTAATGGAATTTTTTCCTTGACAAATTCGAGATGGTATCGTATATTGTTTAAAAGTAAGAAAACATAAGAAAACAATAATATATTGGTAAAAAGAAATAAGGAGGTCATTATGGAAAAGACTGAACAAAATCAGGTTGATGCTCATGTTAAGCGAATGGAAATGATAATAAGTGACATGAAAGAAGATGCAAGGCGATTCGATGGACAAGAATTTAATGGTAGGACAGTAGCTGAATATTTTGGGTGTCAGGGAGCAGCAATCGCAGCTCTTGCAGATACTATAAAATTCTTATTAGAAAAGGAATGATTATGGTAGAAGACTGGCTTAAGAGTGGACAGACAGATTATATTGCCGTGACAAGGGCATTAATATCACGTGAGGACAGAGAATGGGGGCTAAAATATAAAGATGAGCTAAAAAACGCTGGCGTTGATGCGTGTATTCTCACAGGGCATCGTATCGGTCGTCGTTTTTTGTTTAATAGTGATGTGTACAATAGTCCTTTCGGGCGGATGCTGATTCAGTGGTATAAGATAGATAGGCGTAAAGGGCTCAAGAAAATACAAGATTAAGGAGATGCTATGAAAGAACATGAACACGATATCTACATAGCAGGTAAAATGGATGATAAGATTATCATTGGTTGCCTTTTCTGTCCCTTTGAATTAAAACTTCCCTGGAGTGATTTTCGCTTTCAATTTCTAACTCACCTTGAGGATTATATCGAAGAAATCTTCTTTGACCCAGATTCCTATCAGTGGCGTCGGATACAATTTATTGATTTCTATCTTGACGACATTGAGAAGCATTTCTCTATAAATAAACCCACCGAAGAAAAATCAGGAGGAAAGCCAAATGCAAATGCTGGGACGACTGTCGAAAAGGGAAATAAAAAAAATAGTTAAGGACTATAATGGACAATTCAGCAATGAACTGCATCTTTTTCTAAAAGAACTTCCCCTCTATACCTACCGTGATGCTATCAAGAAACTAATCACCAATGTGCGGCTACATGGCTGGAATAATGAAGCTGTGCAGGCTGCGCATCAGGGGATTTTATTGGCAAGGAAAAAGAAAAATGCGCAAATCTGACTTTAGGGAACTCCGAATCCACCGCAGCCATATCAATGGCAGACGGGGCTCAAATAAATGGCTGGAACAGAAAATAGCGTTCTGGCAAAAAGTCGAACGGAGGATTTTGAGAGAAGGAAATAATATGGTGGAGTGGCGGAATGCAGACGCTTGCAGAAGGTAGCTACTTACGGGCGGAGAGTTGTACGTTAAGTACATGTGCGATGCCCTATCAGGAGTTGTAAAGCTACCGTGTGGGTTCGAATCCCACCTCCACCACAAATAGTAAAAATAATTTAATTTAAAATAAACACGAAGCCCGAGGTGGCCTCTCGCCTAATTCTGTACTCCCGCAGGATTAGGAATGGCGATCAAAATAAACAAAAAGGAGAGGCCTGCAAGCTTGCACGGCTATTGTGATCCTGGCTTATCAATAGTACGGCAAGCCTAAGATAGAAATAGAGACAGAGAGAAAAGAAAAAAGGGAGCCCCAGCAGGCCAGGATGCTGGGGATAATATAACAAGGAGGCTAACATGCTATTAGAAAATCTCTCCGATGAAAAACTCTGGCAACTAAGCCAAGAAACTGCCAAACAATTCTTACAAACCCACTCCGAGCTGGAAAATCTGAAGAAACTCCAGTACGAAATAGCCCAGGAACAAATCCGCCGTGAGCGAAAGAAGACCGAGGAATTCTTACAGCGCCAAGCCGATCATCCTGGGGAGTTCTATGAGCAGAACATTGCAGCGCTGGAGAATAGGGTGGGATGGAGTAAGTAGTAGTGAATTTATCCTAACAAAGGAGGTCAAATCATGCGTGGAATAACCTTAGAAATACGGAAAGAAATAAATGAAATTACAGTCCAAAAGGGGCAAACACTCACCGTCTGTTTAATAGATGAAAGAGAAAAATATAAACCAAATCGGTATATTCTTAAAAGTGTCTTAGTTGAATTACGGGTAAGAGATGATGGGACACCAGAAATATTTGCGGATAAAAATAAAATACAATTAAAAGATTGGACAGAATGGGAACCATCCAAAGATTAAATATTCAAATAATGAATAATTATTCATTTTAAGGAGGCTATCATGGAACACAAACAGAAAGACAATCTGCCTGCAATAATAGACACAGATTTACCAGAGCCGAAAAGGGAAGAGCCCTCACAGGGGATTGTCCCTAAAATTGAACCTTATCAGGGGATTGCTACATTAGAATTTACAGAAGAACAGAAAAAAGTGCTGGCCAAAGAAATAAAAGATGATGACGTTGAATTGAGGCCAGATGGATTAATTTACTATCCTGAGATTCGGTATCGGAAGCTATTGAATGAAGTGTTTGGCCCTGGCAAGTGGGCAATTCAACCACGGGGAATCGAGATTCACGAGAATATTATGTGTTACAAGGGGGCGCTGTATATTAACGGTAAATTCGTTGCTGAAACGATCGGAGAGCAGGAATATTTTCCTACTAATCCCAAAATGAGCTATGCCACTGCGGCTGAGGCTGCAAAGAGTAATTGCCTTGTGCGGTGCTGCAAGGATTTGGGGATTGCCTGGAATCTGTGGGATCCTGTCTTCGTTAAAAAGTGGCTTGATAAATACGCTGTGAGCGTATGGTGTATTAATCAAGAGACAGGTAAGAAACGAAAGCTGTGGCGTAAAAAAACCGATCCTCCGATCAATACCTGGCCATGGGTAGAACAAGATCAGCAATCTTCTAAATCAGTTGAAACTCAAGTAAAAACAAAGCCAGCCTCAAGTAAAACTTCAGAGAAGACAAACGGCAAGACAACCGAAAAAGAAATCCGCCAGAAGTTAGGTGATTTGATTCTGGAGATAACCGAGGGCGACGTTATACGTGCCCGTGATGTGCTGGAATGGGTATCAAGTTTTGAAGCTGACAATGGCTCGGTGGTAAAAGGCATTTCAACGCTCAGCGAATTAAAAGGCAAGCGCCTGCAGGCTACGTATGGCAAAGCAAAGAAGCTACATGAGGAGTGGAAAGAAGACAAAGCGGAGTTCTGGGTCAAGATGGATGTGGTACTGGATGGCTATCGAAAGCACATTGGTGATAACAAATAAATCCTTCAAAAAACTCTTGACTTTCCAAAATGAATGTAATATATTATTTGAAGACGACAACTATTAACAGAAGGGAACCACCATGAGCGCAAGAAAAAATATTAATCTTAGAATCCAGAACCCATCTTTTCTGGGGAGTTTGACCGGTTCGCTCAGCCAGGTCAGCCGCTTTTTGCGGTGTGGTTCCGCCCCAGAAAGGATGGGTTTTGTATTTTAGGAAGGGAAAGTCAAGATGAGTAAGGACAAATCTAATTCATTAGAGGCACAAAAGAATGGCGGAGATTATTTTATTATTCCACGATCAATTTTTGAATCCGCTATTTGGCACGAAGATTTATATGTATTAAAAATCTTTTTATGGCTTATAGGTAATGCCCACGCTCAGCCTAAAAAATATCCAGGATTCGAGGTGAAACGGGGAGAGCTTGTTACGAGTTTATCTCATATTGCAGAGGAGAATAAATATATGCGGCGAGGTAGATTAAAAGAGATACCAAAAACAAGAGTATTTAGAATTTTACATAAATTAGAAGAGGAAGGATATATCACTATAAATTGTTACGCTTATGGAACGCACATAAAGATATGTAATTATGAGGCTTACCAAAGCTCAATTAGCTATAATTGGAACGCAAATGAAACGCAATTGAAACAGGAAATGAAACGCAAAAATGGGGGTAATAATTCAGTAGAAAATCAACAATTTACACAATACTTATTTCAATCAAATGAAACGCAATTGGAACGGGATTGGAACGCAAATGAAACGGCATTGTTACGGCAAAACACACAAGATAACACAATAGAAAATCAAGAACTTAAACAACAGCAATCACAAACAATTGTTACGCGAGAGCAAAACGATGAAGAAGAAGTACCGCATATATATAATATATATAATAATAATACTAATAAATTAAATAGTACTATTAGTACTAATGATTTAAATAAAACTAAAGTTTTATTTGTCGATACTTTTCCCGCTACTGATAAAAAAACCACAAACTCCCCTATTACTAACCAGCCTGAGAATCCCACCGATTCTCCTCCTGTTAAAGATGATCTTTTAGAGCTCCTTGCTGAAAAAAGAAAGAAAAAACTTAAAAAAGCCAAGAAGCCCAAAGAGAAGCCTGATCCCAATATCAAGCTCATCCACGATTATTTCCGTCAACGATACAAGGAAGTCCACGAAGTCGAATACATGGTACAGGGTTATGCAATGGAGCGGAAAATCATCAAAGGTTGGCTGAAGATGTACAAGGGAGATGTGGAAACAATTAAGGGAATCATTAATGAGTTTTTAACTGATTTTCGGTTTCGGGATGATCCATACTGGAAAGGTGATTACAGCATCCGAGCGCTGCAGGCGAATTGGAATAAATTTGCTGCACAGTGGAAATATCTTAACTAAAAGGAAACATTCATGCGTGGATATGCCGTTATTGGATTATTCAGTCCTAAAAATTTAGTTAACGTTGGTGCTGTATTGAGAGCCGCTGGTGTTTATAGGGCTTCATTTGTAGCTGTATCTGGTGATAGAACGAAATTTAAATATAAAAAAGCGTCAACTGACACGATGAAAGCATATAGACACTTACCATTACTGCAAGTTACAGATTTAAAATCAGTTATTCCTTATGATTGTGTTCCTGTTGCAGTAGAATTAATAGACAATGCGATACCCTTACATAGTTACAAACATCCAGAGCGAGCATTTTATATTTTTGGCCCTGAGGATGGTGCACTTGATGAATCGATATTAAGTTGGTGTAAGGATATTGTTTATATACCAACACATGGTTGCATGAATTTAGCTGCGACAGTCAACGTTGTTCTATATGATCGTTTAGCGAAGCAACTAAACCGCTGCGAACAGAACTTAAAAAATTTAAACTACACTGATAATGGCTGAAAATTATACTTTCTTACAGACAGCGGACGATGAGGCGGTTGTCTTAAATCGCTTAATGACAAATCAGGATTGGGATTTAGCTGAGCGTTTTAGTGTTACTCCTGAATGGTTTCCAGTCTACAAAAAGGTTGCCAGAGCTTTATGGAAGGCAAAGAATAGTGGTTTAGGGGTTGATATGCTGGCGGTAATCAAGGTTGATCCTGATTTGACTTTACCGTACTTGCTTAATCTGGATTATGATTTTACGGGTGACATCACGCCTTGTTTGTTACGTTTACAGAAGCATTATAGAGAAAAAAAGATTAAAGAATTAGCCCTGCATTTAAAGAGTAAGCCCCAAAAAGCATCTGAAATCATCGAGAGGTTAAATGAGCTGACTACAGTCCCTATGAACGGGGAGTTCCACCGCCCGATGACGCAGTTGTATCAAGAATATTTAGAATCATTCAATTCGCCAAAGGAGGATTTTTTTCATAAATGGAATTTACAATCACTTACCGATGTCACAGGCGGGATAGAAAAGGGGAAAACCTACGTCCTGGGTGGATTAAAGAAATCGGGGAAATCGAAATTCTTCATCGACTTGTTAGTGAACTGTGTAAACAGTAAGGTGGGAGTGTTATTCTTAAGTTTGGAGATGGGAGCGAAATCAGTGTTCCAGTGGATTTTGTCAAGGTTGGTGGAGATTGATTCTTTAAAGATAAAGTTGAGAGAATTGAGTGAGCTGGAGTTGGCAATTGTTAAAGAAGCACAATGGTGGTTTAAAGAGAATGAGAAGCTGATTACAGTTAATACCCGCCCTGGCTTAACGGTTGATGAAGTTTGTTATGAAATTGAGAAAACGGACAAAGAAATCATCTTACTTGATTTCCTTCAACGGATGACTTATAACGGCAGTGAGAATTATGCGACACAAATTTCTAAAGGGGTGGCTCGAATGGCGGATGCTACCAAACGAGCTAATAAGAGTGCAATATTTATATGTCAAGTCTCAAACGATGCTGAAGGCAAATTAGCGAATGTCGGGCATCTCCGTGATAGTGGTGGGATTGCAGAGGGCGTTGATTGTATAATCGTATGGAATAATATGGCACGAATAAGGCATGAGGACAATCCTAAGCCTTTGATTTATCTGAACGTCGAGCAGCGTGATGGTCCACGAAAGCGGCTGAAGGTGAGGGGGGATTTGAGAATAGGTAAATTTGAGGATTTGATTTAAGGTGAGGAAATAGCTAATGAAATTTAAAGTAGTGCAAATCAAGAAATATGGACAGGTTGTTTGGCAGCATCCAGTGATGGATAAGCTACGAAAATCACAGTGTCTTTGCCTTAATTGTGCCTTACTAAAAAGCTGTGAGATTGCTAAGAAAGGGTTTGAGTTCTGTAAAGTGCATAATGTTGCGTATGCAATGACACGCTGTCCACATTTTAAACAAGGAGGTCATTATGGATTTACGAGTAGAGATACCAAGAAGGTTTAAGGAATCGCTCGAAAGGCGTTTTGATTTACGGAAGGCGAGAAGCATGATTGGTGCAAGTGGGAGATATTGCGTAATCTCACAGTGCTGTGAGCTCTGTGAGTATTATAGAAATAATTGTGGGTACTGTCCATTTGGAAAATTTGGGAAAGAAGATGGAAGGTTAGGATGTATGCAATGGATGTGGGAAGTTGTAGGAGATAGATTTTATTTTTGGCTTCGTGTTCGTTATGTAGCATGGTGGGAAGGATTCGATGAAGAAGCACGAAGGCAAATTAAAGAGTTAAAACGTAAAGCGAGAAAGTTAATCACATGGATTTAGGAGGTCGTTATGGTTAAAATATTCTTTGATACAGAGTTTACTGGTTTACATCAACGAACCACTCTGATTTCAATTGGATTAATTGCTGAAACGGGAGAGACTTTTTACGCTGAATTAAACGATTATGATAAATCACAATTAGACGATTGGCTATTGAATAATGTAATCTCTAATCTTGGAGGGGCGGATGTTATTGGAGATCAACGAGAGGTGTCTATTGCACTCACTAATTGGTTAGCACAATTTAAGCAAGTGGAAATGTGGGCAGATACTTTAGCTTATGATTGGGTGCTTTTTTGTGATTTATTTGGTGATGCTTTTAAGATTCCAAAGAATATATATTATATTCCCTTTGATATTGCAACACTTTTCAGGATAAAAGGGATTGACCCAGATATAAATCGGGAACAATTCGCAGGATTGCGAGCTGGGATGCAAAAACACAATGCTCTTTGGGACGCAAAAGTAATAAAAGCTTGCTATGAAAAATTAGAGAAGATTTAATATGGAGGTTATCATGGACACTAACATGGCAGTTTTATTATTAGCAATAATCCTCTTTAGTGCGTTGAGCGGAGTTGGAGTGGGGATTTGGCTGCTGTTTTGGGCGAGCAGGAAGTTTGGGATAGTTATCTCTGGCAGTGAGTATGTGAATGAGATGCTGAAGAGGAGAATACAAACAACTAAAAATAAGGAGGTCTAAAATGGGAGCAATAACATGGGGAGTGTTAGCAGTAATCATGTTGGCAGTTTGGATTATTGTAAACTTAAGCACTTATCTTATGCCAATGTGGCTTTAGATTATCTTAACGCCCGCTATAACATCATGCGGAGCGCTGGCGGTTATTTTGGTAGCGGAGGGCTATCATCGAGTAAAAAGGTGGATACTTTGGGCGGATGCGTATTTGCATTGGTGGAAGTATTCGAGAGAAGTCAAGAAGAGGCTTCGGAAAAATATTAATGATTTCTGAAAGAGGCAAGAATGAAAGAGATTGATGAACTTAAAAAAGAAATTTTTGAGTTGACACATAGCGTTTTGTCAGGCTGGCTGCAATGTCCGTTTGATGACTCTGAAGTTAAAAAAGAATGGAATCGGAGGGTAGCTTTGTTAAAGAGACGTTTAGATTGCCAATTAATTGAATTTTGTAAGCAATGGTTTGAGAATAAGGATAAGGAGCTAAAAAAAGGAGGAAAAATATGACTTGTGAAGAATTTGTTGAAAAGTATGGTGAAGAAGAAGTTAAATTTGTGTCATATTATAAATATGAGTTTGTATTTCAAAATGAGAAGTTGAAAGTGGGTTGTGGGGGTGACATTTATAGATTAAAAGTAAATACTGAGCCTATAAAAGTAAAAGAGCTTGGATTAATTTTTTGGGCTGAAGTTGATGGAGAATTTTATGATCTTGAGTGGTAATTGCATAAAATAAGGAGCTAAAAATGGAAGCAAGTAGCACGTACAAAGATGTTATTCCTGCTTATAGACCCAGCTCTACTGTGAATAATCAAGCGCATTGTTGGAGTAGTGTCACGATAAAAAAAGAAGAAGATGATATCAACAATTGGCGACAGAATCACCCTGAGCTGATTGTGCGGGATATAGGATTTATAACGGGAGTTGATCTTGATTTGATTCGCAGGATTCTGAAGTTCAGAGGCGTGAATAAATGGTTTCGGGTACGGAGATTGTTGATTTCACTCAAACATCGTTGGAAAGATGAGATTGAGAGAATAGAAAAGGAAAAGAAAGAAGCAAAAAAGCGAAAAGACTGGCAACGATATTATTTTCTAAAAGGCTATTGTGAGGCTTTGATAGATTGTCGCCAGCAGATTCGGGCACTGTGTCATTCTCCGAGAGATGTGGATTGGCCGAAAATATTAAAATGGCCAAAAGTGTTAAAATGGCGGAAAATTGAAATATGCCAATTACCAAAAGAGTTTCCCCGCCGTCCACACAAGCGCTGGTTTTGGCGGTGGGATGGATTAAAGTAAGGAGGTCAAAATGAGAATAAAATTAAATGGTGAGGTTAGGATGCAAATCTTTCTTATAACGATTACTATATTAATATTAATAACGGTTTATGGAATAAAACGTCAAAAAGAAATACAACAATTTAAACAAAATTTAGAAATGAATATTGATAAGCCAAGAATTACAGGCACATGTGAGATTTGTGGTAGGAAGGGCGTGGAACTTGGTTTTTATGGAAAGCATGTGCTTTGTGATTCTTGTTATGCAGATTTTCAGGAGTATATGTACCAGCTTTGGCGGGAACATAAATTAAAGGATGAACAAAATCGAGGAGGCAAAAAATGAAGCTATGGCAGTGGTTGTTACTGTGGGGGGTAATAATATTTTTTATGGCTTGGTGTACGTGTTAATCAATGTTTTTGAATCATTCTAAAAACGATATGAATCAGTCTAAAATTCTTGACGCACTGTTTTAGAGTGATTTAAATGTAGTTTAGATTGGTTTATGTTCTGGAGATGCTAAAATGAAAACAGCAATCTATATTGAGGATGGGATACAGCAAATTATTTTGCAGCCTGAGAATGAGTTTGAGAGAAATATTTTAAGGGCAATAAAGGAACGAGAAAATAAAGTGGAGTTTTATTACGGGTCTTTTGGACTTTGTGAAGGTGGTTGGGTGAGACGATATGGGCAATATGGAAATGAATCTTATGATAAAAGTCTCATGTTAGTTATTAAAGAATGGATAAGAGAGGAGGAAAAGCAATGAAATATTTAAAACTAATTAGAGATATAGCAGCTGTTGTGGTAATGATTGTTGTGGTGTGGTGTACGTGGGGCTGGGCGCAAACATTAAGTAAGACAGATATTGATTATTATGAGATTACATTCTATCGTCTTGCTGAATCTAATACAGAAGGGCTTGTTTTTGCTTTTGGCGATACGCTGAATCTTAAATGGGTACAGCCGATGAGTCGGCAGAAGTTTGAAGAACAGCCCGATCCCGAGATTGGCTCCCGTACAGGGGAATCGATAAAGTTAAAGGTGCCGATTGAAAAAGTAGTTTGGAATACATTTATTGATACAGCGGAAGTGAGTTATACACAGAGTATTTATTTAAAAGCGGGCTGGTGGGAAGTGGCGGTGAGAGTTGTGGATAAGAACGGTAAGTATTCAAAAGAGAGTGACCCTGTCCAGTTTGCAGTTGTGACAACAGCGCCGATGGTACCTGTATTATTAGAGATTAGAATAAAAAATAAACTAACAACATCTCAGAATGTAGAAACGAAATAATTGTGTCTAGACAAGCCAATCTAAACTACATTAAATCACTCTAAAAATGAAATAGGAGAGGTAAAATGTTAAAAAGATGGCGATTAATACATTCTCAAGATAATCGTTTTCCTCTACCAGATAGTAAAATAATAGAGCGAGCAATATTTGAAAATAATACTTTTGCTACAGCTTGGAGAGATGTAGTAACTGGAGATATAATTATTGAGTGCGAAAATAAGCCTGGAAATTTATATGTATGGGGGATACGTTTTGAACCAATAAAAGATGATTATGTTTAATAGCATTATGTTTTGTAGCATAATAGGAGAAACAAAATGGAATTCGTGATATGTTTATTTACAGCGCAGGCTATTCGGGCAATTCGAGAAGCCGAGCTTTGGGAGGCAATTTCAAAGGATAAGAAAATAAATCACAATAGCTATCATGCGCTAACTTTTATAGCTATTATTTATTTTATTTTAGCGGGAATGTTTTTAGCAGTAGCAGGAGTTAATATATGGCAGATTGGCTTAATTCCGCTGCTGTGGTTATGGTTTGAGATGATTTATCACGGTTGGAGATACAGTAAATTCTTAGACTTCTCAAGAGAGCACAATGAGCATGCTATCCCAGGATTGAAAGGAATTTGGGGCTGGAAATTGAAAGTGTTATATTTGTTAGCTTTTATGGGGGGAATTGGGTGGATTATTAGATATATTTAGGAGGCTACTATGGAAGATTTAAGGGTAGAGATACCAAAAAAGTTTAAGAGATCATTGGAGAGGCGGTTTGATTTAAAAAGAGTAAAATATGAAGTGTTTGGAGATAGGAAGCTGTATTATATTGAGGGAAAATGTAAGCTTTGCTCAAATTACTTTTGGGGACAGAAAAGGTGCACATCTTGTCCGTTTGGGAAATTTGGAATTAAAAGAATGGTTGGTTGTGTTAGATGGATAGAGAAGATTGTAGGAAGATTCTGGTTTACTCTTAGTGAGACTGATGTGAACTGGGAGGAAGGAGATAATAAGGAAGCACGGGAACAGATTAAAAAGTTAGTAGAAGAAGCAAAGAAGTTAATCACATGGGTTTAATTTGAAATAGTGAAATATGATTGAAAAACTAATAAAAACTAATATTCAAGATATGCCCTACAAAGATGAGGACGGTTGTTTTTGGAAATCAAAGTCATCCTATCTTCAGATTAAAATTATAGGGCTTTGTAGTTGTGGCAATCCAGATGAAATAATGGAATACGTGAAAGAAATGTTGGAAAAGCTTGATTCTAAAAATTGGGGCAAATATGAAGACAAGCCGTATATGTTTTTTGTGTACTGGGCTAACGATAAAGGTTTCGCTGAACACGGATCGACTGTAAGATGTTCGTGGTTGACCGAGAAAGGCAAAGAATTGTTAAGAGATATAAAGCTATGCTTAGAAGAGGAGAATATGACTTAAGTTTAGGAGGCTACTATGACTGAAGAGCAAGAGAGTTTAGTAGAGGAATTTTTAGAGTATTACAAGACGCACGGGCGTTTTCCCTCACTGGAGGCGGCGGGGTCGAAAACTCGGACGAGGATTGGGCGGCACTTTAAGAATTACAGGCAGCTAAAAACTGAAGTAAGGCATATTGTTTTACAGAGTCGGCGGCGGCAAAAGGAGGAGCGATTGCCATGTGGAATTTCCAGAAGTATCTGGAATTATTGCTCTCACGGTGCGCAATGTGAGTGTAGTTGGCATTGTCCAGCGTGGGAGAATTTTAAGAAAAGGCATAATGGGAGAGTGTGAGATGTATAAGAAATTCAAAATAGATAAAATAACACTTTTTAAATATCCTTCATTAAGGTTGAGAGCTTTTTTGAGAGGAAATAGCGTCGAGCTTGTAAAAGAGTTGTGGAATGTAGATCTCGAGAGATGGGATCATATCTCAACGACTTTTCTGGAAATTAAGAATATTCGTAAACTCTCCAAGTGGCTAAAAGAGCTCGGAGTTTTGTAGAAATCCCATAGAAGGCTGAAATTAGCCCGCTGGATGCATTTTAAGGGGCTGAGGTATGGAATATCATTAATTGGCGGAGAAAATGCGTCTATGGGGCTAAAAAAGCTAAAATGAAAGGGGTAATTATGAGTGAAATAATTGAAACAATAATTCCGTCTGCTATTGTAATATTTGGGATAGTTACAGTGTTATGTATAATGATTTTTATTGGCATGGAGTTTATTGGATTGTTTAAAAAATTTGTGTTAGCAATATTGGAAATATTGGATGAATTGAAACGGCGGGACTGATGTCAATTCACCAGCGAACCTGTTCTAAAAAGCTCGAAAGCCTTGATGACTCGGGAGGACGACCCTCGCTCCACGTTTCAATTCACTATTAATATAGTATTTTAAATTGGATTTGTCAAGTTTTTTTATTAACAAGGAGCTTTAAAATGCGTAATGAAGAGTTAATATATTTATGTGCCTTCCGCTACGCATTGGGGCGGCGGAGTTATATTGTGGACGTGATGAGTAATTTCTTGCGAATAGCGAAATTATCACCGCTGGCTAAAAAGCTTGTTATAAGAGAAATTAATGAGGCGGAGAAATATCATAGATTAGGAGATGAAATTGATGCGGAGAAATGGCTGAAATTAAGAGATGAGTTTGTGGAACAGTTAAAACAGGAGGTCAAAGATGATAACACAAAATGAAATAGAATGGGTTGATGGTAATTGTGAACATGATTTCGAAGAGGAGATCACAGAAGTATTTTTCTTTGCTGGAAGCTATTATCACAAAATGAGAAGATGTAAAAAATGTGGAAAGTTCGCATCAGCAGATATGATAGGTACACATCCTACTGGACATCACGAATTTGTGATACCACGGAAGGATGGATTTTTGAAGTGTAAATATTGTAATTTAGAGGTATACCCACGACCAGTAATATATATTAACGGAGAATAATATAATGACTAAAACATTACTTGCTATCGATCCTGGCGCAAGCAAACCTCATGCGTACGCTCTCTTTAAAGATGACAAACTTGTCGATTACGGCTTGATTCGTAACTGTGAAGAGTTAAATTATTTAGTGATGACCCGACAACCCGAAATGGCAGTGATAGAAGATCAACATATTGCCAAAAACATGCGAGCGGGGTTAAAGCTTGCTCAGGTGGCGGGGGGATTGGTGGAGTTGTTGAAATACATGGATGTGCGAGTGAGGCTGATTCCTGCAAGAGAGTGGACGAAGGCATTTATGCGGTGGCGGAAGGGCTGGCCACCTCGCAAGGCGTATTTACCAGCGGTGGTAAAGATTACTCAATTGAGCGAGAATATTAATCTTGAGAAATACACAAAAGCGCAGACAGAAGACATCTGCTGTGCGGTGCAAATTGGACGATATTGGTTAAGGAGGATGGATTAATGAAGAAAAATAGGGAGAAGGAAGTTAAAGATTATATTAGAAAAGTAGTCTCCGAAATAAGCACTTTTGTTCCGCTCATACAGGCTTATGAGATTAAATATGAGGATAGGGATTCAAATTCGCACGGAGGAGAGTTTACAATTGTGTATCAGACAGTAAATTTCTATGCTGAGTTTTATGTTTATAAAAATATCTTTAATGAAATGCCCAGCGAGGGGCTGGTGGATGGGTTTAAACATTATATAAAATTAGGGTTAGCACATGAGGTTGGGCATTGTTATCTTGATGAGCTTGAGGGTACGGAAAGAACGATAGAGAAAACTGCCTCGCTGATTGGATTTTTGATTGCAAAGATTCTGGATAATAGAGGCGTATAAATATGGTGGAACAAGCTGATAAATGTAAGATATACATAGGTAATTGTCTTGAGGTACTTAAAATATTAGCAGATGAATCGGTAGATTGTATAATTACCTCACCCCCATATTGGGGACTTCGCTCATATTTACCTGAGGAACATCCTGACAAAGTAAAAGAAATTGGATTAGAGCCTTCTTTGGACTTATATATTGAACACATGCTTCAGATTACTGCGGAGTTAAAGAGAGTATTGAAAAAAACTGGAATAATGTTCTGGAATCATGGAGATAATTATTCACAAGGAAAATATGCGGAGAGTGGTTGGCATAGAGCAGAAAAAGGATATTATAATATCCCACATTTCAAAATAGAGTATAAACTAAAAGTTCCGCAAAAATGCCTTGTTCTCCAAAACTTTCGAGCAATAATTCGTATGATAGATGAGCAGGATTGGATATTGAGGAACATAATAATCTGGCATAAGCCCAATCACATGCCTTCGAGCGTAAAAGATAGATTTACCAACGCTTATGAGCCTGTATTTATGTTAGTTAAAAATAAGGAATATTGGTTTGATTTAGATGCAGTGAGGGTGCCACAACAAATTAAAAACCCAACAGGGCATACAGGAGTTAGAGGAGATTATCGTGGAGGGAATTATCCTAAAATGCCAAGACAATTACATCCCCTCGGCAAAAACCCTGGCGATGTTTGGCAAATTCCAACCCAACCATTTCCAGAAACCCATTTTGCCACTTTCAGTGAGAAATTAGTAGAACCGATGATTAAAGCAGGATGTCCTCCGATTGATGGAATTGTGCTTGACCCATTCATGGGCAGCGGCACAGTTGGAGTGGTTGCCCTCCGTGCGGGGCGGAGGTTTATAGGTATAGAGTTGAATCCTGAATATGTAGCAATGGCTCGCAAAAGACTGTCACCATACTTGCAGCCTTCACTATTTGATAAGACAAAATCAAGCAAATGAGCACTTATTTCCTAAATAAATTACGCCAGTGGCTGATAGAAAATTGTGAATATTTGCCAGCAGCGGAAGTGGAGAAGTTTCAACGTTACCTCGATAGCGAAGAGACACGGCCTGCTCCCCGAGAGCGGGTTTGTGATCCCGCATGGCTGGACAGTGTTGCACAAAAGCCTCTAAAGCCTCTCAATAACCATAATATTTTTATGGATTTACCCCGAGATGAGAAAATCCGCTGGGTGAAACTGTTGCATAAAGGGATAAATGGTTTCGAGGGAATCGGGGTAATAAGATTGAGCCAGCTTTTTGGGGTGCATCGCCACACAATCCGCCGCTGGCTTAATAGGAAGTGAGGTTTGCTAATAAAAAAGCCCGCCGAAGCGGGCTGTGTGGTTTTTAACGTTTCTTTTGCCATTTCTCATATTTCTCATCGGCAACCACGAACACCTGGCCATCGATGATTTGGGAATTCAACTTTCTTAATGCTATCTTCTGATATACCGCCCCCCTGCTAACCCCTTTCTCACGGGCGACGGTGGAGATTTTTTTTAATTCACTCATTTTGTCCTCCTTTGTTTACGAATTTCAAATTTAATATTTGCCATTTGCAGAGCGTTTATGTAGTCTTCTAACACCTCTGCATTTGGAACTTCGAGAGCCTGGAATTTTGGGAATGTGCTCTTATCCCAAACTCCAAAACACTCTTCAGAGATGTCATAACCGTCTGCATTTATTACAGCGACGGCGGTTTTGACATCATCCTGCTCAATTAATATATGATACTCCATGATGACCTCCCTTCTTTACCTCGTTAGTTAGTTGATGTTAAATTTAATATAACATTTATAACTATTAAGTCTTTGCCCTTTTTTGTTGCTATAATTCGTTGCAATTTAGTTACTTCTTTGTTTACTTCAGAGAGGATTTCACGAAGAAGTTTTTGAGCTGTTTTCTCATGTGAGAAATCAATTTCTTCCACTGTTACAAATCTCATTTTTTCTCTCAGATGATACCACCCCCAGTCCTTTGTTAACGGTTCACCCATAAAGAATTCACCAAAACGGAGTTCTTTTTTAAGTGACCGATCCTCTTCCGCTGGAAGGTAAATACTTGCAGTAGCTTTAATGAATTCTAAATTTTCATCTGGGAATCCTTTTAAATATTTCGCATCCTCAAATTTCACCTTGATTTCCATAGTGACCTCCTTTGTTTACCTCGTTAGCCAGCAGTTTTTTTAATCTCATTTTTAGTAGTGCCAGGCTTTTTTTAAGAAGCCACACACCCACAACCTGAACGTCTGGCCGCATATTTAGGTAAGGGCTTCTTTGGATAATTTTCGACTGCATTATCTCCTCGAGCCAGTAATCGACAATATGGTCGATTTTTTGGTTCAAGACTTCTAATTCCCAATCTTTCATAATAGCCTCCTCTTTACCTCGCTGGCACAATGCCAGCGTTAATTAGTACCCTGCGGGCTGTGTTATGCAAGCCGCAGGGGTTGGTTGATTAATCATTCTTAACTTCAATTTCATCTACTCTTGCTCCGTAAAATTCTGCAGCACATTCTTCGCTACAGAACACCGCCCCCTCCTGGGGGTAATTAAGCCGATTTTCAACAAAATAAACCTCAATGACTCTTTCATCGCACTGTCCAAATCTCTGTCCGCAGCGCAGGCAAGAGTGAATCTCGTTGAAGTCAGCAACTTTTTTTTCAACTGCGTAAATTCTCATAGCACACCTCCGTGTTTAATGTACGTAACCCTCCGCCCGTGTCCACTTCACCCGTTCCTTAATGTCGGCGTGTGAAATGAACTTCTCTTTTGCGTCAAATCGTACAATCACCGCCCCGGGCGGGATGCTTTTATATTTTATTTCGCAAGGCGTCGGGCGGGATGTTAAGTTGATTAAATTATCGTCTTTGTCGAGCATTACCTCGACGGAGCCCCCATCCCAGCGATTCTTACGAACCGCTGCAACGATTTTTCTTAAATCTTGTTTTCTCATTTTGTTGACCTCCTTTCAATTTCCCATTTTTCCAAATGTTCCAATCTCTCAATTTTTTGTTTCCACTCTTTTAATGAGCCCCTATAAACATAAGGCTTTGGGTCACCTTTTAAGAAATAAATGATTTTCATCATAGACCTCCGTTTTCTTCCCAGTCTTTCCACATCTCAGCTAATTCCCCCTTGCTCGGCTTGTGGTTAAACTGGTAAATGATTCTTTTATTTAACCAAGGGAAGAAACACCAAAACCAGTAACGAACGTTGTCTTTGTAACGGTCAATTTCCTTGATGACAGGCGGCACTGAATTAACTACATACCGCCTGGTGGAAGTAGAAAATACGTTCTTGTGTTCTCGAACAAAGTGCAAAGCTTCCTGTGCTGTGTTGACGCCCCCGCTGTTGTTATGTAATATTTTTCTCATGGTACACCTCCGTTTAATTATTTAGTTAAAAGACTCAACAATTGATTAATACTTTCAATAGCCGCCTTGTTGTTATAGTCTTTGTGTACCTCGAGCTCCAGCTTCCAGTCTTTTATGTGTTCCTGTGCCCGCTTGTCGCCTCTCATAAATGTATCAACATCTTTTCCCCCTCGATTGCATTCGCAACGGACTGAACCATCATCGTAGAACTCATATTTAACAAGTCCATCGTCGATGCTTTCAGATGTCCAGATTGTCATTTTGACCTCCGTTTTTTAATTTTCCAAAAACTCTGGTGGTATTATCCGCCGTGGTTTGAATTTCTTATCTTCTGAAAAGAAGTCAGCTTCTAAATAATCACCTCCTTTGTTTTCTATAATGCTTCTACCTCGTCCGCTGTTACCCCAAAGATAGACTTTCCCCGTGAACTCATCGTCACTCTTATTATTTAATAGTCTCTCTGCTGTTTCCTTTGCCTCTCTAAAAGAATCAACTCCAGTGCACAACACCCCCTTTTTTGTTTGAAGCTGCAACTCAAATACTGCTAAGCGTGAACGTCCCATAATACACCTCATTTCCCTATTTCTCTTAACCATTTTGACAGCTTATGAATTTCTTCAACATCCAAAAGATACCACAACGCATATTCCCAGCGCTTCTTCTCAAAGCTGCGCAACTCGTCTATAATCTCAATTGTCTTGTCACGCAAGACAGCCCGCCGCCGAAACCCAGGATATTCACAAAGTATTATTTCGTCGTCTTTGATTTTCTTATCCATTTTAGACCTCCTTAGCTTCTTTTGCTTTAAGTTCCCATTCTGTTTCGCACATTAGCATGTGAATGTTTCCGATCCGCTTCAGTTCCGCCTTTGACGGCGTTTGTCCTAAAATAGATGCTATGTAATGTGCATATCCCTCTTCTAAAAGATATGGATCGGGGTCGGGGTTAAGTTCTTCTATTAAATCGATCCACTCTTGAAACGTTAACACGTCTTTAAAGTAATCCATTTTAGACCTCCGCTGTTAGTTTGTTAGTTATTACTTCTGTTAATTACATATACAATATACATTATAATATATACATTGTCAAGTAAAAAATAAAAAAACATCAAATTTTTTTCTCTTTGTAACGTTAATAATTACACAGCCTTATAAAACCCTTAAAAAACTTTTTTATATTGCTTGTAAGTTATTGTTTATATTAGAATTATAATTCTATGTAATTATTAGACTTACAACTAATTTTTTGCGAATTTGTTTTTGTCTTTGTCAAAGTTCTTAAATCTATCACAAAAGCTGTGCACTTCTGCTATTAGCTTGTCGCACTCTTTTAACATTGCACAAGCAAGCTCTTTATTCAGAGCTTCTAATAATCTCTTTTCTTTTTTGTTTAACATAGTAGCCTCCGCTTTTTATTGTTCTACATTATATATATAACAATCTACAATATATATATCGACATGTTTAGCATTTTCTTTAGTGAAAAAATACAAATGCTCCATGTTTAAGCACGAAAAGGGCCCATTTTTTCTATATATAGAAGTGCATTTGATTAATAATACCTTATCTAACTATTAGTGTTAAACAACTAATCACTCTAAATCACTTACAGCAATAAGTAAAAAACCAGAGCTGTTAGAAAACCTGAAATCTAAAAAACCAGTTTCAATAAAAATTATAAATCAAAACAAAATCACAGCCTCAGCCGTAAACAATATAATGTAGCAACAACGTTTCAAATCTGAAACATCACGTTTCATAATTGAAACCCTGTTCCAATGTGAAACAACACCAAGATAGGAGGTGCGAATGAAATAGTCGCACCCCATAAGAGTCAACGACGCACAGCAAAACCGACAGAAAATTCCACAATTCCCAGCAACAAAGATTTACACATAAGATACATTATGTATACTTCAACCTAGAATTTGAGAATTTTGCCAGAAAAATTGACCCATGCACCCTAAAGCATGACGGGGGTTGATTGATATATCCCCCACTCACAAAATTTAGCAGTTTTTGGGATTTAGGGAGTTATAAAAAGCAGTAAGTTAGTAGAAAGTTCCGCCTGGCTCACGGTATTCATGGTAGACCTCCCGTGGGCTGGGCGGAGAGTAATAATAAACATGGAGGGTAGAAAGATGGCGTTGACCAAAGGAGAGGTAGTACAGGTAATAGGGCGGTTGGTAGAGAATGTGGGAAAGAAGTTAGATGATGCGGAGTCGCCCAATGAGTTGACGAGGGATGAGGTATATGAATTGGTGCGTGGATTCATTCACGATGTATTGCAAGAGTATGAGGATTGAGATGGAGAAGAATTTAGTGGGGCGGTTGAAAGAGTTGATTAGTGGGTTAAATGATGATGATTTATGGGAGTTATATGAGTTTGTAGATGATTTAATGATTATGAGGTTAAATTTACAAATCATGCAGGAAGACAGTGGAGATAATTGAAGGTAAGCGGAAAGGAAAGAGGTATATAGTATACACGGAGTCGGAGGCGAGGGAGGCGGGAATAGAGTATAAGAGATGGGATAGTGATCCTGAGAAGGGGGATTGGATATTAACTGATGATGGATATGTAATTCAGGTATTAGGGAAGTCGATAATATCGAGGGGGTATGACAAAGGGGGAAGGATATATAGGACGATTAAGAAGTCTTACACTCATAAGACAAAGAAATTCACAGTAGGGGATGTAGAGGGTGCGAGATATATCATTGGTAGAGATAAGAAAGTAGCGGCACGGAGGCATTCCCGATATTTTAGGCGTAAGAAGGAGAAGTTCTTTGCGGAGTTATACATAGCCTTTTTAGGGAT